AGTACTGTGCCACTTTATCAATTAGTAGCAGAAGATGTTGGGGTAGATATGCTAAAAACACAATACACAATACTAGGTGAGTTTAAGTCTTTAGGATATTGGATAAATAGAAGGTTTGATTATAGCTTAGGAACAAGTTATAACTATCTATTAAAAGACTTTAAATGGGACTTGAAACAAGCAATTCAGTCATCTTCTTTGTTTAAGATTAACTATAACGCTGCTATACCATTTAATCCTAATTTTGGAACACCTACATTAAACTTAAAAAAATAATAAAATGGCATCTGCGATTAACGGAACGAATATAGTTTTATATGAATATGATAGCAACGCTATCTATTACTTTAATGGAGGTACTGCACAAGGTACTTTTGATAGTATTGTGTGTAAGGAATTAAGCAGAAGCCAAGTGGCAGGTACTTCAGTTGATTTCAATAAAACAGGAGCAGGTACAATAGCTTCGTTTATTACGGATGCTCTTGATCCTGGTGTTACAACAATACCAGCAGGTACTTGGACTTTTAGTGCTTACTATTCTATTTTAACTGCCTTTGCAGGTGCTCAAGTTCAGTACGAACTATATAAATATAATGGTAGTGTTGCTACCTTATTGTTCACATCGGCAGCAACCACTCTTACGGCCCTACCAAAGACCTTATATTCTACAGCAATGACAGTTACCGCAACGACTATAAGTGCCACAGATAGGCTTCTAATTAAGGTTATTTACGCAGGTACAACTACCAACCAAATTACCCTTTATACCCAATCAAGTAATGTAGCTCAAGTAACTACAACTATACCACTAGGAACTCCAATGGGAGCTTCTACAAGTTGCTCATTTGAGGCATCTACTGAACAAGTAGAAGTAACCTCTCAAACATCAGCTTGGTTCAGAGAGTTTAAGAATGACATTACTTCTTGGACAGTTAATTGTGATGGGTTTATAGCCTTAAGTGGTTACTCCTATCTTGCTTTAATGCAGAAGCAATTAAACAGAGCTTCAATAGATGTAAGGTTCTCAATAGATAATGATAATGCAGATGCTAGTGGTACTTATGGCTACTCAATAGTAAGTGGTACTGCTAATATTACATCTATTAGCTTAAGTGCCCCTGTAGAGGGTGCATCTACTTATTCATTGGCATTACAAGGAACAGGTGCTTATTCAATAACAGGAACTCAAGTTATAGACGGAGGTTCTACAATATCAACTTCAAGCGTGAATAGTTTCTCTTATACGGCAGCAGGTGGTGAAACAAGTGTAACATTCGCAGGTGCAATCGGAGCTACTTGTATATCAGTTACAAGAGGTGGTGTAGAGGTTAGGTTAATAGCTACAAGCGGTACTCCAACAGATGAGAATGTTACCTTTACAAGTGCCACAGGAGTTCTTACCTTTGCAACGGCAAGACCACTAGAAGTGGATGAGTTTGTCAGAATGATTACTAAATAATTAATTAGAAATAGAATGAGCAATCAACTACAGTTGACAGGAGGTGCGAAAGTTAGAGATTTACAAGATGTCATTATTGGCACAAGTGGAGTATTAAGTTCTGTAGCTTTTGATGTGGCTAATGGTGTACCTAGGCTTGATGTAAATGGTAAGATTTTAGTAAGTCAATTACCTAACTCGGTCATGGAGTACAAAGGAGTTTGGAACGCTGCTACTAACACACCAACCCTTGTAAATGGCACAGGAAATCAAGGGGATGTTTACTTATGTAATGTTGCAGGTACTGTTAATTTCGGTGCAGGGCCTATTGCTTTCTTTGTAGGCGACCAAGTTATTTATAGCGGTTCTATTTGGCAAAGGGCTTCAGGAGCGACAGGAACAGTTACAAGTGTAGCGGTTACTGAAAGCGGAGATAGTTTAAATATCACAGGCTCACCGATTACTACCAGCGGAACGATTAACATAGGATTTAACGGGACAAACCTTCAATATGTAAACGGAGCAGGAAACTTGACCACATTCCCTACTTTAATCACTTCCATAGGTTTATCTATGCCAAGTGCTTTTAGTGTCGCAAATAGCCCCTTAACGGCTAATGGAACGATTGCAGTAACAGGAGCAGGAAGTTCAACTCAATATATAGATGGAACAGGTAGTTTACAAACCTTCCCAACGATAATTACGGAGGCTCAAAACTTAATATGTGATGTTTATAATGAAACAGGTGCAACCTTAACAAAAGGAACAGTTGTTTACATCAATGGAGGTCATGGAAACTTACCAACAGTTACAAAAGCATTAGCAACTTCGGATGCTACATCTGCTCAAACTTTTGGTATTGTTCAAACTAATATCACTAACAATAATAACGGACACGTTGTAGTAATTGGTAATTTAACGGATTTAGATACTCAAGCCTATGCAGAAGGAACTCAATTATATTTAAGTTCTACTACGGCAGGTGCTTATACTTCAGTTAAGCAATATGCTCCTGCACATTTAGTGTATGTGGCTATTGTGGTTCGTTCACATCCTACTCAAGGTATCATTCAAGTTAAGATTCAGAATGGCTTTGAAATGGATGAGTTACATAATGTGTCAGCACAAACTCCATCTAACAATCAAGGTTTATTTTATAATACTTCAACTTCATTGTGGGAGAATAAATCAATAGCAACTGCTTTAGGTTACACTCCAGCAAATGATGCTTTAGTGGTTCACTTAACAGGCAATGAAACAATAGGTGGCACAAAAACTTTCTCGGATGCTACTAAAAACAACGGAGGCATATTCTTACAAAATGCTTCAAGTAACTCTTTAGCAGGGTATATGAATTTAGGTGGATTGACCAATGGGGTTAAGTTCACAAGCGGTGGCGGTGTAAGTAATAATTTTACTTTACCATCTGCAACAGGATATACTTTTACTTTCCCTAATGCAACAGGAACTTTAGCTTTAACAAGCGACATATCTTACCCTGTTACTTCGGTATTCGGTAGAACAGGAGCGGTAGTTGCAACAAGTGGTGATTATACTACGACACAAGTAACGGAAGGAACTAATCTTTATTATACGGATGCAAGGTCAAGGGCAGCCATTAGCTTAACAACAACAGGCACAAGCGGAGCAGCTACATATAACAACACAACAGGGGTATTTAATATACCACAATACGCAGACCAATTTGTAGGAACAGTTACAAGCGTAGCTGCTTTAACAATAGGAACAAGTGGAACGGATTTAAGTTCAACAGTTGCAACAAGTACTACAACACCTGTAATTACTTTAAATGTACCAACTGCAAGTGCAACAAATCGTGGTGCATTATCAAGTGCGGATTGGACAACATTTAACAATAAGCAAAGTGCTTTAACTAATCCTGTAACAGGAACAGGTACTACCAACTACCTACCTAAATTTACAGGTGCAAGTACAATAGGGAATAGTGCAATTAGTGATAATGGTTCTTTAATTTCTGTTGGTTTAGCTTCAGTATTTAGTAGTTATGTTGATGGTTTTGGATTAAGAGCAACAAGTTCATCTGCATTTGGTGGAACAGGTGTTGGTGTTGAGATTGGATATAGTGGTGGACTTGGTTATGTTCAAGCATACAATAGAAGTACATCAGCATATCAACCTATGAAAGTTGATGGTTCTACTGTTTCTTTAAATATTTCAGGAACACAAAAATTATTGCTTGACTCTTCAGGCAATTTAGGATTAGGAGTTACACCGAGTGCGTGGGGAAGTGGTTATACTGCATTGCAAATACCAAGTGGGACTTATGGCGGTGGTTCATTTTTTAGTGATAATGGAAGTCCTGCAATATCAGCAAATGCTTATAATAATAGCGGTTGGAAATTTGTAAATGCAGATTACGCTACTATTTACCAATCAAGAAGCGGTCAGCACCAATGGTTTACATCTACAACAAGTGGAACGGCAGGTAACGCTATAACCTTTACCCAAGCAATGACTTTAACGGCAGCAGGTAGATTACTTTTAGGCACTAGTACTGAATCAACATACAAGCTAGATGTAAACGGAACGGGTAGGTTTGCTAATGGAGTTAATATGGCTACCACATCAGGCAATGTCGGTATCGGAACAAATAATCCTGAAGTAATGTTACAATTAGGTGATAATACAAGTACAAATAAAGTTTTTTCAGTTCGTTATTCATCAGTTCCCTTATATATAAATGGGGGTTTTGATGGAACAAACGCTTTAAGTACATTTTCTACAAATAATTATAATACATCTTCGGGTTCTTATACTTGGGGTTCATTTTCAAACACAGGTTATTCTTCGGCTGCGGTTCAATTAGCATCAAATACAGGCGGTTCTGAAATAAGATTTCTTACAGCAGCCGCTTCTAATACTAATCCTACTACAAGACTTACCATAGCCTCCACAGGAGCAGCTACATTCTCTAGTAGTGTAACGGCAACAAGCGGAGTATTTACTCAATCTGCTGGTTTATCATTTCAAGCACTTCAGACATCTGCAACTAATAGTTTAACTGCATTAATTAGACAAACAGGAGCAGGTGGAAATGGTAACCAAGATATTGGATTAGTAGTAGATATTCAAGGAGCAAATGACCAAGATAGGATTGCAAACTTTAGATATTTTGATGGTACAAATTACAATAGCAGATTTGTAGTTCAAAGAGGAGGCAATGTAGGTATAGGAACAAGTAGCCCTACTGATAGCATAATAGGTTCGGGAACATTTTTAGATATTGCAGGAACAGGTGGTGGTGCATTAAAACTACACTTTACAAATGCTACTGCTTATGGAGAATTTAGTTTTTACAAAGGTTCAAATGGTTCTTATATAGATAGTGCAGGGGCAGCAACACTTGCAAATAATGATTTAATATTTAGAACAGGTGGAACTGTAAGCAATTATGGAGTTACCGAAAGAATGCGTATTACAAGTGGAGGTGCGTTATGTTTAGGTGTTACTTCTGCTTACGGAACTAACTTATTAAATGTAAATGGTGGTATCTACGCTACAAGTTCTGTTGCAGCAGTAGTTGCAGCAGATTTAGATATGATGGTATTTCAAAATACAGGTGCAACATATAGCAAGGCTTGTCTTGTAGCTTCTATGACCGCAACAGGAGGTACAGGTTCTTATTTCTTTTATGGTCAACAATCTACATCAACTGCTGCTATTAAAATATTCTCTAATGGTAATATCCAAAATACGAATAACTCTTATGGTGCAATATCCGATGCTAGGTTAAAAGAAAACATTAAAGATGCTACACCTAAACTAGATGACTTAATGAAAGTTAAGGTAAGAAACTATAATCTTAAAGGCGAATCTAATAAACAACTAGGAGTAATCTCACAAGAGTTAGAAGCTATATTCCCTAATATGATTGAGGAATCAACTAATATGGGTGAGAATATGAAAATAAAAGGTGTTAAATATTCGGTGTTTGTACCTATGCTAATCAAAGCAGTACAGGAACAACAACAACAAATTAATGAACTTAAACAATTAATAAATAAATAATATGAAGGAAATTCAATCAGTTCAAATGTGGAACAATGGTCAAGCAGTTGAAGCAACTATCTTAAACGCTTATGCAGTAAATGTTACTTTAGGTACTGCTGCAACTTTTTGGTGGGGTTTATTAGATGAAAGTAAAGTAGTCTTAACTCAAGGCAACTTAAATATGACAGGCGAAGATTACACAAAGTGGGGAGCAAACGATTCTTATGCTTGGGAGTTTATAGCTACAACTCTTAACCTTACAATCATAGGGGATTATGTTCCGCCTGTACCTGAACCAATAGTGCCTACCGAACCTACTGAACCTTTAAATTCTATTTTAGCAGATTTAAGACAAGATGCTCCTATTGATGAAATTTTAGGGGAAATGAACTAATTTTGGCAAAACCAATATTATGACAGCTAAAGAAAAAGCAAACGAATTATTTGGGAAATATTATAGTAGGATTGAGCATACTTTATCTGAAGAATATTCTCTACACGAAAGGTTTATTGTTAAACAATGTGCATTAATAGCAGTAGATGAGATATTAGATTTAAAGCATATAGTAACATTAAGAAGGAATATGCACGAAATGGAATTAGAATATTGGGATGAAGTAAAACAAGAGATAGAAAACCTATAACAATTAACTATATTTGTAAAAAAATCAAACATTATGAAGTACAAAAAAATCAACGAGGTAATCAACCAAATCAACAACATTAAAGGTAACCCCGAAGAAAAGGTTATTAAAAAGTTACTAAAGTTTGCCGAAAAGCTAAAACCTTATCAAGAGGAATATGGCAATAAGTTACAAGAGTTAAGACTTGATAACGCAGCTACTGATATAGATGGTGTATTAATCCTTAACAAGGATGGGGATTACAAATTCACTAAAGAAGGCATTAAAAAACTATCTGAACAAGTAAAAGAACTAGGAGAAAAGGAATTTGACTTTAAGCCGATTCCTGTGGTTAACCCACAAGGTTTAGAGCATTTTACATTCCTAGAAAATTGGACTAGCGGGATTGAATTTATTAAAGAAATAGAAGAAGAATTGTAATGAAGTTCGTTAAGGACAATATCCTATTTATAGCCATAGTACTTTTAGTGTTATGGCTATATTTTTTGGTTAAACCTTCATACTTACCTAGGGTTTCAAGTGGATTCGATACCTCCAAGTTTAAGAAGGTACAGGTAATCCATGATACCTTATATGCAAAAGTGTACATAAATCGGTACAGAAAAGGTGATTCTATACCCTATAAAGTCATAGATACCTTATATACGCATATATCCGATACGATACGCATAATATCCGATTATAACCAGGTTAAGGCTTATTCTGACACTATTAAGAAAGATTCTAATATCTTTGTAATAGATGATACTATCAGCCAAAATAGGATCATTAGTAGAGGATTTAAGGCAGATATAACCCAAAAAACTATCATTGTAAGAGAGTTCTACGCTAATAAAGCTACTAATACCCTTTATTGGGGCATTAGAGGCTCATACAGACCACTTGTAGGCTTGGAAGTACTAAGTCCTTCCTTGATGTTAAGTGTCAAAAATAAGGCTCTAATAGGCCTTAGCGTAGATATTAGTAAAAATTATAATATTGGGTACTCTGGTGGTATCTACTTTAAAATAGGAAAAAAGTAAAATGGCAGTAAAAAAAGAAGGTA